GGTCTTAGACTTAATACTGTTGGTGGACATGTATATACACCTGGAACAGGATCAACAACAAATATTCAAGTTCATAATGAAACTAAAGGTGTTGATATGTTAACCACTTTATTAACTATTGATGCTGGAGAAAATGACAGTAAAGATGCGGTAACTCCTCCAGTTATTGGGACAAACAATTTAGTTGATGAGTTTGATGTAATAAGATTTGACATAGATCAGATTGGATCTACAACTGCAGCTCTTGGATTAGAGCTTAGACTAGAGTTTCACGCTTGAATTCATTTAAAGGTTATCCGCCTTCTGTACAAGTTTTACAGCCTATTCCAGAAATATTTGTTGCTGTAAACTCTGATAAAGAAGAAATAAGAAACAATATAAAAAGCAGCGTTTCCCTAGGATTGCCGCAGGTAAAACCGTTTGAAACGCAGTGGGACAAAGAGTTATGTCTTGTTACTGGAGGACCATCTCTTAAAGATACCTTTCATATAGTAAAAGAAAGATATGAAGACGGAGTTCCTATTGTAACAGTAAATGGAACTTATCAATATTGTCTAGACAATGGAATTATTCCTAACGCTTTTATTATGTTAGACAGTAGAGAGTTTAATAAAAGATTTATTAAAACTCCAGTAGATACATGTAAATACTTGATGGCGTCTCAATGTCATCCAGAAGTATTTAAAATGTTAAAAGACAGAAACGTTTGGTTATGGCATTGCGATACTCAAGAAGAAAATATAGACGTTCTTGAAAAAGCATACGGAAAAGCATACGAAGACTTCTTCCCTATTATGGGTGGCTCTACAGTAACTCTTAGAGCATTACACTTGCTAAGAATTTTAGGCTTTCATAAGTTTGAAATTTTTGGTTTTGATAGTTGCATTATGGACCATCATCATGCATACGAGCAACCAGAAAATGATAAGGAAGAAGAGATAGATTTGGTTGTAGGTGGGAAGCAATTTAGATGCACTGTAGCCCATTATCATCAGGCAAAGGAGTTTGTTCAATTAATAAGCGTTACAGGCTCAAGTTATGATCTTATTGTTCATGGCGAAGGACTTATATCACACATCATCAAGAATCCAGAATCGTTAAAGGAGGCGGCTTAAATGGCGGCTACAGCATGGAGTTTTTACAATAGTTTTAGAGAGTACTTAGGTAACGGTCAGTTTGATCTGGACGGTACTGGAGTTAATTTTTATATGGCATTGCACACAAGTGCAGCAAGCGCTAATATTAATAATGTTGCTTTGTCTACTCAAGCTTCATTAGCTAACGAAGTAGCAAATGGCAATGGTTACGCTACTGGAGGAAAGTCAGTAAGCGCTCGCACATGGGCATCTGCAGCAACAAATAAATATAGGTTTGATTCAACAGCAGTTGTTTGGACCGCTACTGGCGGCGATGTATCTAATGTTAAATACGCCGTTATTTATCAGTCAGGTGGAAAGCTTGTTTGTTTTTCTCGACTAACCACAAGCCAGTTTACATTAGCACAAAACAATACACTTACCGTAACGCCTAGCGCTACTGGTATTTTTGAACTTACGTAGGGGGAACTATGGCATTAGAAAGCGCAAGCTGGGTAACTCAATTAGTAAACACAAACCCTACAGTTTCAGACCCTGTAGCAGAAGGTGATGACCATCTTAGGATGTTAAAGGTTGTTCTTCAGAATAGCTTTCCATCTTCATCTACAGCTGCTATTATACCTAACGTCTCTGGGCAGTCTGGAAAATATTTAACCACAGATGGCACCGACACTTCATGGGGTACCGTAAATGCGGCAACTCCTGGTTTTGCGGTTGCTATGGCTATAGCTCTATAGGAGAGAATAATGGCACAAGATTTTGAACGAGTAGCGGCATCAGCGGTAGGAACAGGAGAAACAACTCTTCTTACTAGCAACTCTGATGACGCATTAATTGGTATTAGAGTAACTAACATTCTTACAACCGCTGTAACTTGCGATTGTTACATTGATAAGACAGGTTCTGGTACTGACTACCACATTTGTAAAAGCCTAACCATTCCACCCAGTTCTTCTGTAGAACTTATTCAGGGTGGCGCAAAGGTTGTAATGCAAAACACAGATATCCTTCATATTAAATCTAACACAGGATCTGCTTTAGATGTGTGGGTTTCATATGTAGATAGCATTTCTACGTAAGGAGGAATCATGGCTGAAGTAGTTAATGGAAATCAATATATAGGTCAAGCGCCTGCAAAAGACGGGTTCTTTATTCATCAGGAAACTATTGATGGAGATCATACCATTGAATCAGCAGTTCTTGCAGGGCCAGTAACTATGACAGGCACAGTCATTGTCACTGGTACATTGGTGATCGTATGAGCACCTTAAATGTAAACAACCTTTCTCCAGAGAGCGGAACAAAAGTAACAATTGGTGGTACTTTAGTTGGAATACCGACGGCTTCTAGCGCTCCTAGTTCTCCTTCAACGGGAGATATGTATTACAACACTACGGACGATAAATTGTATGTTCGTACAAGTGCGGGTTGGGCAGTAGCAGCCTCACAGCCGATTACTGCTACTGGAGGAACAATTACAACCTCTGGTAATTATACGATTCACACATTTACCTCTTCTGGAACATTTCAAGTTACTTCGGGAACAGGAGATGTCGAATATCTTGTGGTCGCAGGTGGTGGGGCAGGAGGTTCTTATAGTAGTTCAAGTGCCTATGCCGATGGTGGTGACGGTTCTGATTCTGTTTTCCACACTATTACTTCTATTGGTGGAGGAGGTGGTGGAGCATGGTCTAATCGTGCAGGACACTCTGGCGGTTCTGGTGGCGGTGGCGGTTGTTATGCAGGAGCAGGTGGAGCAGGTACAGCAGGTCAAGGGAACAATGGTGGAGTAGGCACCGGATCAGGCTCGACGATGAAAGCGGGTGGTGGCGGTGGTGCAGGTGAAGCAGGTAACACTGACGGACAAATGCATGGAGGGGACGGATTATCCAGTGATATTTCTGGTTCTACTGTTTTTTATGCAGGTGGAGGAGGAGCAGGTGGCACATCGCATCAAGGACCAGGTGGAACAGGAGGTGGTGGTGCAGGAGCAATTTCGGGAACAGGCGTGTCTGGAACAGCAAACACTGGCGGTGGTGGCGGTGCAGGAGATCAAGGTCAAGGCGCAGGTCATGGAGGCGGGGGTGCAGGTGGCATGAGAACAGGTACTCTTTCGATGACACCGGGATCATACACTGTAACAGTTGGAGCAGGAGCGTCAGCCCTTGCATACCAAGGTGCAGGTGGTTCTGGGATTGTAATTGTCAGATACCAATAATAGGAAATAAACATGACACATTTTGCAAAAGTACAAGACAGTATTGTGACTCAGGTCATCGTTGCCGAACCAGAGTTTTTTGACACGTTTGTCGATTCTTCTGCGGGTGAATGGATTCAAACTTCTTACACTGGATTAATCAGAAAAAACTATGCAGGTATTGGGTTTACTTACGACACAGAACTTGATGCATTTATTCCTCCGCAACCATACGCTAGTTGGATTTTAAATGAAGAAACTTGCAATTGGGAATCACCAGTTCCTTATCCCACTGATAGCAATCAATACAAGTGGAACGAAGAAACGCAATCATGGGAGTTAATTGATGTCTAGTGAAATCAAAGCAAACAAGATAAGCCCTGCCACAGGTACGGCTTTCACATTAGGTGATTCTGGCGATACGTTTACAGTCCCATCAGGCACGACACTCGACATTGCATCGGGTGCGACGATTGACGCGACAGGAGCAACTGCAACTGGGTTTGGAGTTTCAAACGATTTTGTGACTGTTCGCTTGAATGTCGATCAATCGATTACGCGAAACACAATTACAAAAATCCAATACGACACCGAAGTTTTCGACGCGAATGGGTGGTTTGATTCGACCACAAATTACCGCTTTCAACCTGATGTGTCAGGTCACTATTTGGTCATTGCCATCATCGGTTATGGGAATCAAGGGGGTACTTTGGACATGATGGCGGGATACATTTATAAAAACGGCGCAGAACACATTGCTCAAGAAACCCTTTATCGTGGTGCTTACACGAACAATTTTTGTTTAAGTGGAGTCGTTCAGTTAAATGGCTCAAGCGACTACATCGAAATTTATACACGCAACGGATCGACAAACACGCTAGTGCTTGAAAAAGATAATTTTAATACGACAACGAACACGAACAATATGATGACCATTGCGAGGCTGACATGATTACCTCAAACGGATTAGAAAAACTTGGCTTTACGCCGAACGTCGATTTTATTCTCCAAGACGATGGCGATGGCGTTTACATAAAAGAATGGAATGTTAAAGAAAGATCGCAACCCACTGAGTCCGAAATCGAAACCGCACACGCCGAATGGCAAGCCGAATACGATGCACAAGCGTACGCAAGAGCAAGAGCCAAAGCATACCCATCTTGGCAAGAGCAAATGGACATGATGTATCACGACCAAACAGAAGGCTCTCGCACTTGGATTGATGCAATCGAAGCCGTCAAGGAGGCGCATCCAAAATGAGTGAAGTTAAAACGGAAAAACTTTCCCCTCGTGTTACCTCCTTACAACTAGGAGATAGCGGTGACACATTCACCGTACCGTCAGGGGCAACGCTAGATGTAAATGGAACAATTGACGTAACAGGCGCAACTAAAACGGGATTTCCAAGCGGTGGATTGCAACACATTACAACTGTTGCAACTACATCTGATTCTAGTTCTATTGACATACCCGCCTGTTTCTCAAGCACTTATCAAAACTATTGCGTGGTAATGAACAATCTAATGCCAGTGACGAACTCAACCACCGTCCGTATGCAATTCGGCAATAGCGATCTTTCCACTATTCGACCTTCCTATCAGTATCAATTAAGAATGTATCCCGCAACAAGTTCTACGGTTTGGCAGGCGTATGAAAATGGGGCTAGTTCGGGAATACAAATTGCCTACTCTATGTCAAACGATATTTTGTACGGCATAAATATGACGTTCTGGATTTATGCGCCATACGAGTCCACAACCTATACTGCATTTAGTGGTCATGGAGAAACTTTTAACAATGCAGGAAACTGGGGCAACACTTATATGTGTACTGGCAGTGTGTCGGGAACTGCAACTCAGGATGAGTCCTTACGAATTCTTGCAGATTCTGGAAACATGGATGGCAACACCCTAAACAGAATATCAGTTTACGGATTAGCGGAGTCTTAATTATGGAATTTACAATATCAGATGTAAGACCACGCAACGTAGGTGGCAAACAGGTTGAACTCTCAGACGCAGAGAAACAAATCATTGTCGATCAATGGAACACTCCAGAACCAGACACACGAACTTATGCTGAAAAACGACTGTCTGAGTATCCATCTATTGACGAACTAATCGTCGCTTTATGGGAAGGCGTAGTCGAAGAACGCATGGCATCTGTCACTGCGTTGGAAGGATTACGACAGGCAGTTAAAACAAAATATCCTAAAATAGTTGAATGACAAATCCTTGGGCTTCTTGGACTTCTAATTCAGATAATTGGAATGCAACTACTTACAATTGGGAAGACTACTATCTTGCCCCTAGTACATATAGCGCAAGCCTAACTGGATATGCACCAGACAACCCTAACAATCATATAGTTTATCCAGACAGTGTAAACCTAACTCTTAATGGTATTTCTCCTGATTTTGGAATAAGTTTTGCACCAAGCGTAGGATCTGGATCTTTATCTCTTACTGGTTATGGACCAGTATATGCTAAAGGAGTTTTCAGAACTGTTCCTGTTGGCTCATTGTCAATGGATTTAATTAAGTGGTACAATGTATCAACCACTTGGGCAACAGATCCAAATACTTGGAGTGCTTATGGTAGGGCGCCAATTGTAGGGCAGACTCATTCTTACGATCCTGTTAGCGGAATACTTACAATAGATGGTAAATCTCCTAGCTCAGTCTGGAAAGACCCAACATGGAAACCTACAATATGGGTGATATAAAAACAAAAGAAACTACTTGGAGTTGGATGGATGAGTGCTACAAAGCTGATCCTTCTCTTAAGTATCCAACACCAACATATATATTTGATAATGGGAACAGAGTTTTTTATACTGAAACTGCTGCAAAAAAGAAACAAAAGAAGGGAAAAAAGTAATGGATTTAGATGTTGCAAAGTCAAACATATATTCTTTAAATGATAATATGTTGGCTAGGAATATTGCAGAAAAATTAGAAGAAAAGTATCCTGGGTGGTTATGGGCTGTACATGTAATGGACGGAGTTGTTTCTGTAAAGTCAATGCGTCTTTCTGGCAACTGGGGATTTGTTCTTCATACCGATAAAATAGACAACGATTACAAAATGGTTGTTATGGCTGGCGGAGAAATACTAGAAAGGTTTAGGCAGAAAAGAGGTCAGTTTGATGACACACTTTACCATGATCTATCTATGGATTCCAAAGGCAAACTTAATGGGGATTACTCTAGATGAGCCGAATTAGACCGCAGCCTCCTACGGAGGGTTCAGAAAATATATCTGTTGAACAGATGGAGGATACTCCGTATATAGAAGATTTTTGGCTGCGTATTGCTCGTGAAGCTTATGAAGAGTCCAGCGATTGGGTTGATTCTAATCTTAGAGATCAGTGGGAAAAAAGCATATCTTTATTTAACAGCAAACATCCTCCTGGTTCTAAGTATAACACTGGAGCGTATGACAAAAGATCTAGGTTTTTTAGACCAAAGACTAGAACTGCTGTAAGAAATCTTCAGTCTGCTATGGCTGTTGCTTTCTTTACAAACGAAGATGTTGTAAGTGTTCAGCCTAGAAATCCTAACGATCCAGAACAAGTTGCAGCTGCAGCTGTATCTCAATCTATTATGCAGTATAGACTTACAAACACTCTTCCTTGGTTCCAGACAATGTCTGCAGCTTTGCAAGACGCAGCAGTACAGGGTATATGCGTAAGCCATCAGTATTGGGAATATGAAGAGAAAGAAGAGGCTTACTTAAATGTAGATAGTCAGAACAGACCTGTTATGGATGCTGACGGTAATCCTGTTGTAACTAAACAGAAGACATCCATTAAAGATAAACCTATTATAGATCTTATTTCTCCAGAAAATATTAGAATTGATCCTGCTGCTGACTGGCATGATCCTATGGAAAGCAGTCCTTATATCATTCATCTTATGCCTATGTACGTACAGGATGTTAGACAAAAAATGATAGATGGAGAGTGGCTAGATATTCCTATCGGAGAGCTTTTGGCTTCTGATACGAATGAAGATGATGATACTACTCGAATGATTAGGGATGAGCCAAGAGAGGATCGTTTAGATAACGATGCTGGATATGGCGATATTGACTCTTACAGAGTTGTTTGGATACATAAAAATATTGTTCGCAGAGAAGGAATGGATTGGTGCTACTATACAGTAGGAACTGATGCAATGCTTACAAATCCAAAACCTCTTCTAGAAGAGTATCCTTGGTTAAGGAATGGTGAGCGCCCTTATGTAATGGGTTACACTAATGTAGAATCTCATAGACTTTATCCAGCTGGAACAGTAGAGCTAACACAAGAATTGCAGGCCG